AGCTACGGCATATTTGGAAGGAGCCGGCGTGGATGCTGATTCTATCATTACGGTTAAATTTCACAAGCGCAGACTGAACGAAGATCAGAATCTGTATGTTCGCGAAGGCGACTTTATTCTATATGGCGATAATTACTATGAACTTACTAAACTTTCCACTCCTCGCAAGCTGTTTGGTCAAGTAGACCAAACTTTTGAAATAATTGCAACCGCGAAGAAGGCAAGAAAGGGTCTTTTTGATGCTTCCTGATAATTTTGACTTTGCCCAATTGCCGAATTTGCCAAAGAGCGGCTCGATGTCTCTTCGTGAGATCGGCATGCTTGAATCAACGATCGAAGATATCGATTATGCTATGACTTCTTGGCTTAAGAGCGATTTAAGACTATTCGCGACCACAAACGAAGGTCGCAAGAAAGTGGATGTCTTGTGGCAAGTTCCTGAAAGGGCCTATCAGATCAAGAACGATAAAGACCTGAGAGATGATACCGGTACCCTTAAACTCCCGCTGATTAGTGTACAAAGGACCGGCATAACAAAAGATCCCAACAGAAAGGGCTCATATCAGGCCCATATATATTCTGACAAGAGCGATGGAAGAACAGGCCGCGTTACGATTGCACGCAGGATAGTACCGGACAAAACAAGGAATTTTGCCGTTGCCTCCGGAACTAGAACGAATACCGGCGCCGATCTCCAACAGAACTATCCGAGACTTAATAAGAAAATCGTTATACAGTCACTGTCCATACCGATCCCGGTATATGTTAATGTAGACTATAAGATCAGTATCAAGACAGAGTACCAACAACAAATGAATGAACTGATATCGCCCTTTATTACCAGAACAGGCCAGATCAACTCATTTGTGATGAAAAGAAATGGCCATCTATATGAGGCGTTCATCGATCAGAGCTTTACGGCCACTGACAATGTTAACAACTTGGCAGAAGATATTCGTATGTTCAATTCGGACATTAATATAAAAGTATTAGGGTATCTGATCGGAGAGGGAGACAACGATGATCGCAAGATCGTAAGAATAGACGAAAACATAGTTGAGCTAACATTTCCTAGGGAAACTGTACCACTTCCGGGAGAAACTGACTTTTTTGGCGATTAGTTCCTGAAACCGGTTAATTTCTTCTTATATCGGGAGACTTTTGGAAATGGGTCTACTATTTACTGTTGATTAGCTTATAATTTGGAAGAGCAATTATAACAACAGAGAGGAATTTGCTAAATGTCAGTTAAAAACTTTAAGTTCGTATCTCCGGGGATTTTCATTAACGAAATCGATAAGTCGTTTCGTGCAGATGCCCCGACAACTATTGGACCAGTAGTCGTGGGTCGCTCAGAAAAGGGCTTGGCCATGACCCCCGTTAGGGTTGAGAATTATCAAGATTTTGTCGCCATGTTCGGCGATACCGTGCCCGGAAAGGGCGGCGGCGATGTATGGAGAAACGGTAACAACCAATCTCCAATGTACGGCACTTACGCTGCTAAGGCTTTCCTTGAAGCGAAAGTTGCGCCCTTAACATATATTAGATTACTCGGCCAACAGTCAGTTAACAAGACTTCCACTACTGGTGCTCCGGCTGCTGGTTGGGCAACCCAGGGCGCCCCAAGTGCTGGCGACGGCGGAATCGGCGGTGGTGCTTACGGCCTCTTTGTTGCTCACTCTGGCTCTATAACGCTCGATAACGATGCCGCCGACCAGAAGTCCTCCGAAACCGGTTCTTTCCACTTAGGCGCGATTATTTACTCCGATGGTGGTGTTCCGCTTCTTAGTGGTTCCATCCACGGTGAGCAAGGAACTGAAACCGATACCGCGAAGTACTTGACTTCTTCTCTGGGTGCTTTCATTGATTCGGATTCAAACGGTCAGTTTAAAATCAAATTTCTTCGTACGGGGGGCGCCTCAGCCTCAACAGTGCTGACTTTTGGATCAGGAGTTCCTTCTAATGGACCATTGGCAATTACCTTTGGCTCACTTGGAACCTATACTCTTACTTTTGATAATACGGCCGGCTCATCCGATGCCACTATTGGCACCGACAAAGCAGCAACAATTGATCCCTCAGCGGAAACAGATTCGGCTGGAAATGCCGCGAAGGTATTAGTATTACTAAGAGATGGTGTCACCGGAGACCCACTTAAAGATGCTTACGATTTTGCGTATGATGGCTCAAGCGCTGGAGCTGAAACTGTGACAATCACTGCTAAAAGCTTTGGCCCAGCTCACGACATTACTGTGACAGAATCTTTAAGCAATCTTGCTTCAGCCACGACTGGCGGCAGCGCAGAAGACACTGAGGAAACACAAATTAGCTTTGACGATGGAAGCGGAAACTTTATTCGTAAGCGCATGAACACCAACCCAACACTAATAGAGTCAGGAAGTTTCTATCCAGAGAGTGCTGAGAAGAATTATTGGCTTGGAGAAACTTACGAACAATATCTCCGAGACAATCTATCCAGTGTAGCAGCCCCACTAGTGGGAATTATGCTTCCGCTGGGTTCCGGCTCATCCACCGTCCCGACCAGCGGCCCACAAAAAATGAAAAGTGTTTCATCCAAAGAGGGTAAAGCCGGCTGGTTCATCGCGCAGGATTTCGGACCAGCAGATGTTTTCCAACCTTATAATACACAGAAGTTATTCCGCTTGAAAGGCCGCGGCCATGGTGAATGGTTACAGAAGAATGCCAAGGTTCAGATCGATAGAGTAAGAGCACCTGCTAGTCTATCCGCGCAATATGGATCTTTCTCGGTTGTAATCCGGTCTCTTGGAGACACAGATCAAAACCCGCAAGTATTAGAAAGATTCGACAACCTGAACCTCGATCCTACTTCTCCAAACTTCATCTCGAAGGTAATAGGTGACACTTATTACGCGTGGGACGAGGGTAATCACAGATTGCGCAAATATGGTGACTATGATAACCAATCAAAATATGTGTATGTCGAACTCAATGACGATGTTGAAGCTGGAGCTTCAAATCCCGCATGCGTCCCATTCGGCTACTTTGGGCCTCCCAAATATCTTGATCTGGCGATGAGTTCGTCTGAGACTACTCTTGCCGAGGGCGATCGCCAAACTAATAAAGGAATTATTCTTTCCGCAAACGCCGCCAGCATTTATGGTGGCGTGAATTCCAGTACAATGGCTCTCACCGGAGGCGTGGATTCTCACATGCTAGCAAACTTCAAGTTCCCAACTGCTCCGCTTGTTTCCAAGGACTCAGACGCCGGCCTGACGGACAGAACAAAGGTTGTGTGGGGTATGAGATCCACACGCACTGCGACTTCCCAAGCACCCGCAACGGGCTTGGGCGATATGCACAAAATGCTATCAGGAGAACAGGGTGATGATCCGAGCGGTCTGGCTGCTCCGCTGCATAACGGCGGATTCCATGGCTTCGGATATGTCTTCTCCATGGATGATATCATTTCAGGCTCTACTGAATTTACCTACACTTCCGGCTCTCGTAAAACCGGCACAAGTTTGACAGCGACGGCGAGCAATGATTATCGCACTCTGATTGACTTCGGATATGACTCTTTTATGGCACCTTTCTTTGGTGGCGCCGACGGATTTGATATCACGAAGCCTGACCCGGTATATAACAAAGGCATGGACGGATCCAGCACAGTGAAGAATAGTTATATTTATCACACATATCGTCAGGCACTTGAAACAATTGCAGATCCAGAATTGTTGGACTTTAATGTTCTAGCAGTGCCGGGCCTCACAAACGAAAGATTGACAAACTATCAGATGGAATTGTGCGAAGATCGCAGAGATGCGTTAGCGGTAATCGACCTTCCCAATGTTTACACACCATTCTGCGAAGAATACCTTTCAGACAAGACACAACGAGCTGACAGAAATGTTGCTGGTACTGTTACTGCGCTGAGAAACAGAAGAATTGATAATTCCTATGCATGCACATTCTATCCTTGGGTGCAAACCCGCGATGCTAACTCAGGCCAAACTGTTTGGGTTCCACCATCCGTTGCGATGATGGGTGTTCTGGGAAGTTCGCAAGCAAAAGCTGATGTCTGGTTTGCACCAGCGGGCTTCAACCGCGGCGGCCTCTCTGATGGCGCTGCTGGAATCCCAATTCTGAATGTTGCATCTAGACTTTCTTCGAAAGAGCGTGATGCGCTTTATGACGGTCACATTAACCCGATTGCATCATTCCCATCTAGCGGAATCGTTGTCTTCGGACAAAAGACGCTTCAAATGAAAGCCTCTGCGCTTGATAGAATCAATGTTCGCAGATTGGTGATTTTCCTCAAGAAGCAAATCTCGATTCTTTCAACCCAGATTCTTTTTGAGCAGAATGTTCAAGCAACTTGGAATAGATTCAAGGGTCTTATCGAGCCGTTCTTGGCAAATGTTAAGACCAGATATGGTATCTCGGAATATAGACTTGTTCTTGACGAAACTACCACAACTCCGGATCTCATCGATCAGAATATTCTTTACGCTAAGATTATGATTAAGCCGGCTAGAGCAATTGAATTCATTGCAATTGACTTCATTATTGCTAATACTGGTGCATCATTTGACGACTAAAAACACTAACCAACTAGTTAAACTAAAGGGAGAAAACATATAATGCCATTTTGGTCAACAAACTTTGGAAACACCGAGGAACTTCTCAAGGATCCAAAAAGAAATTTTAGATTTTATATCAACATTCAAGGAATTTCCACTGAAAATGGTGGAGCGATGGTTTGGTACGCCAAGCAAGTCAATAAGCCGACATTTACGCTGGCTGAGGCTACTCACGAGTACTTGAACCACACTTACTATTATCCCGGTAAAATTACTTGGAACAATGTCGAGATCACAATGGTTGATCCCGGCGGCGATCCGGATGTGACCGCCACGCTTGCCGGCATTCTGTCTGGCGCAGGCTATAATCTTCCAGATACTCCCGATAGCGAAAAATTAACTAGTATGTCAAAGCAGAAAGCTGCTGGGGCCCTTGGCCAAGTCAAGATAACCCAAGTGGACGCAGAGGGCCAAATGGTCGAAGAATGGACCCTTTGGAATGCATTTGCGACAGAGGTTGACTTCGGCGGTACTTTAGCATACGGTAACGATGAATTAACTGAGATTAAACTTAAGCTTCGCTATGATTGGGCCGAGCTTAATACCGCCGCGGAAGGCTCCGCGATTGCGAATGTAGATAGTAAATTCTTCGACATTTCAAGATAAATTAATTAAATAGAGGTGAACATTGTCACGAAATAAAGATCGACTCGGCACAGGAGATACAACTCCCGAAGCTGCGAGTCCACCCGTGGCAGCATACGATTCAAATGTCTTTTCGTTTGTTGCCCCCACTGAGTTTGTAAAACTCCCATCAGAAGGTAGACACTACTCGTCTGATCATCCATTGTTTAACGAAACTACAATAGAAATTAAACAAATGACCGCTAAAGAAGAAGATATCCTTACTTCTGTTACACTATTACAAAATGGAGTAGCGTTGGAGAGGCTTCTTGAGAGCATTATTATAAACAAGGCCATTAATCCTAAGACACTGCTTGTCGGCGATAGAAACGCTATCGTTATAGCAGCGAGGGTCTCCGGGTATGGAAATATTTATAGTACTTCGATTACCTGTCGCGGCTGCATTACTGAACAAAAGCACAACTTTGACTTAAATCAGGCCCAAGTGGTGACATCTACTCACATAGGTCAAAAAATTTCAGATGCTATAGAAGTGCTAGATAACGGAAACTATGCGGTTGTTTTACCCAAATCACAGCTAAAAATAGAAATGAGGCTTTTAACCGGCCGCGATGAGCAAATACTCACCGGACAACTTGAGCAAAATAAAAAGCAAAACTCAGAGAAGCTGATAACTACCCAGCTTGTTCACATGATATACTCAGTGAACGGAAACAACACCAAAGAAGCAATTGACCATGTTTCTCATAACTTGCCGTCTGCCGATTCGGCCTTTTTGAGAAAGGTATACAAAACAATTGTGCCAAATGTTGAGCTTTCCCTCGACTTTAACTGCAGCCACTGTTCGCATTCTGAGCAAATGGAGGTCCCGCTTACCGCGGACTTTTTTTGGCCTGACCAGTAAATATATGGAAAACATATATGAGCAGTTTTTCTTTCTGAAGCATTTCGGCGGATGGTCGTTTACAGAGGCATATAACTTACCAATTGGCCTTAGAGACTGGTTTGTGAACCGTCTTACGGATCACATGGAAGCCGAAAGAAACGCGAGAGCCGGCTCATCTTCTGGAAATGCACAAACCCTGGATGGCACGAACCAGCCACCCCGACCCCCCGGCCTGGGCATTAAATAAATATAAAAAGTTTATTTTAACTATTTAATTTATAGGGTTTACTACACATGGCCGAAGAAGACGAATTACAAGACATTAAGGCAATTTTGGCCCAGATCCGCGACCAAAACGCGGCTTCTGCCGGCAAAGGCGGTGTTAACGCTGCTGACCTTGATAACTATACTAGAGAATTGAAGCTTGCTCGGAATGAGCTTGAACTGCTAGAAAAAGGTACGGGCGCCTATAACCGAAAGCAAAGAGAAGTAGAGAGTCTAACAAGAAAGACTCGAAACGCCTTAAAAGATCAGAGAGATGAGACAGACCTCCTAACCCTCTCCACGCAGGGCTTAAGCGGTGCGATGTCGATGCTAGGAAACGCCGCAGACGCCGTGATTGTTAAATTCGCTGGTCTGATCAAGGGTGTCTTCGACGAAGCTAAAGCGCTTGATACGCTTACCGTCCAATTCCGCGCCACAACAGGCGCCAGTCAGGCCCTGGCCTCAAATATCGGAGCCCTTACGGACCGGTTACGGTTGTATGGAGTCTCCTCTCAAGAGGCCCTCGCAGCAGTCTCGGCGCTACAATCCGGATACACCGGGTTTACTCAGTTAAACCAACTCCAACAGCTGGAAATCGGCCGTACCACTGCGATGATGGCGGAATTGGGTGTATCTGTTCAAGCTTCAGCGCAGATCATGGAATCCAGCACAAGAACACTGGGTTATTCTCTCGGCGAGTCTGAGCAATTGCTCCTTGACATGAGAGGAACAGCCATGGCCTTGCAAATTCCAGTTGAAAATCTCACTAGAGACTTTGCTTCGGCCGAAAACATGGTTGCAGCGCTAGGCAAGACCGGCCCAGATTCTTTTAAGAAAATGGCCGCAGCATCAAAGGCAACCGGTGTCGAAATGGGTACTATGTTAAGCTTGGTAGAGAAGTTTGACACTTTTGAAGGCGCCGCAACGGCTGTTCAGGGTCTTAATGCAGTATTGGAAGGCAACTTCCTAGACTCACTTAGCATGGTTCAGGAAGTCGATCCTGCCAAGCGCTTTGGAATGATCAGGGATGCTATTTTTGAAGCCGGCCATTCTGTTGAGTCTCTAGCCAATTCTAACGACTATTATCTCAAGAAATCTTTAGCTGCCACTTTGGGCCTCGGTGTCTCCGATTTCATGAAAATGCTATCTGGAGATATTGAAGAACTCACGGGTGAGGTTGAAAACGCAAGTTATAGCTTTGAGCAGATGTCCAAAGACGCATTTGGTCTTAAGGGATTTGATAAAGTTGTTGATGGCATAATGGGAGCCTTCCAAAGACCGGTCCAGTCGATTCAAGAAGCAACGAGAGTAACCTTTGAGGGCATGACGCCCCTAATTGGTATATTTGAAAAATATAATGCAAAACTCATCGACAAAACCGACGCCTTTGTTAAGAAAAACACACAATTGGTGGGTGCCGTAGGTATATTGTACAATTTGGCGGGAATCGATGGTGTTCAGAAAGGTTACGAGATCTTTAAAGGCATTGCGACATTTACAGGGACTATGTTGAGTAACTTGTTCTCGATAAAGGGAGTTTTAGCTCTCATGTCTGCCGGTGTTTTGTATCTAATTCGAAAGGACCTCATGGGGATATGGGACACCTTCAAAAAAGACGGCCCCATCGCCGCAATAGGCGAGATGTTTGGTGCTGTATTCACCCGACTGAACGATCTTAGAAAAGAGTGGCATATTGATGCCAAATTCTTTACAGATGTTTTTGGTGTGGTGAAAGGATATGCGGTTCAAGCATTCCAATTCATGAAGGTAAATTTCTTGGGTCCTTTATATGATTATCTGGAAAGAGAAGGTATCTTCTATTTTGAGAAGTTCTTTGCGACTATCGCGAACAGCGCCAAACATATGTTGGCGAAGGAATTGACCTTTGGCAGTCCCATGGGCAACTGGGCTGAACGGAAGGCTTATGAGTTGAGCAGCTCGATGCTTGACACGATGGGCATTACGACTAACACTGTCGGCCGCACCCGCCCCGAGATCGAAAAAGGCCAACACACCGCCGCCCGCCGAACCGCCCGGCAGGACGATTATGATGCTGCCGAGATTAACGCGAAGTCTGCCCGGGCAGCATTTGACGCTAACAAGGGCGTTGCGAAAATGACCAAGAAAATGGACGGTGTGATTACAGCCATGGCCCCGGCAACCAAACAAGCCGGAGACATGTTCTCGTCGATCACCAATTGGCTCGAAACCACAGGGAAGGACGAATGGGCCGCGACATTCGCTCCGGCAATCAAAGAAGGCCTTTCGAATATGCAGATTCAAAATCAATTTCTTGTGGATGGCGAAGTACTCGCCGGCGCAACCGGTCGTGCTGTGGAGACGAAACTAGCAGGCCTAGGTGCCGGCGCCGTCCTAGACGGAAATTAATAAAAGGAGGTTATAGAAATGTCTAAAAGTGATGATAGAGACGATACCAATTATTTTGGTACATCTAAATATGGTCGCGACAAAGGAGTAGCACAAGATACCCTTGTTGACATGTCCGATGCATATGCGAATTACGGACAATATGTAATCTCTTTTCAACATTTACCTACCCAAAGAACAGTTTTCTTTAAAGCGTTTGTAAAAGACTACAGCGAAAGTTTCAATGCTAGCTGGACACCCACTACGGTGTACGGACGCACTGATCCAATTCAGGCATATTCCGGCACGACTAGAAAAGTCACTCTTAGCTTTGATGTGCCGGCATCCTCAGTAGGAGAAGCATACGAAAATATGGGCAGAGTATCCAAGCTTGTCCAAATGCTATATCCCACCTATATTGAGAATGAAGAAGCTAGCGGCAAAATTATTGGTCAGGCCCCCTTAGTTCGCGTTAAAATGATGAATCTCCTTACTAACGAAAGAGTCAGTACTGACCTAAACGAGATTTTCACGACGATCGAGGATGCCGCAGAACTCATGCTTGGTGAAAAA